TTAGGACTATAAAAATGAAACTTATTAAAGAAGAAGTTTTAAACGTTCAGTATATTGTAGAAGAAGTAAACGGCAAAAAAGAACGCTTCATTGAAGGTATCTTTATGCAGGCTGAAAAACAGAATAGAAATGGTCGTGTATATCCACGCCATATTCTTAGTAAAGAAGTTGATAGATATAATAAAGATTATGTAATGAAGAATCGTGCTTTTGGAGAACTTGGACATCCAGATTCTCCGACGATTAACTTAGATCGTGTATCACACATGATCACAAGCTTGAGACCAGAAGGTAATAACTTTATTGGTAAAGCTAAAATCTTAGATACTCCCAATGGTAAAATTGTGAAAAGTTTATTAGATGGAGGAGCAAGTCTAGGTGTGTCAACAAGAGGCGTAGGGTCTCTTAAGCCAGCCAACGGCTTTCAACTAGTTCAGGACGATTTTCATTTGGCTACAGCGGCCGATATCGTTGCTGATCCCTCAGCTCCAGACGCATTTGTCCAAGGTATTATGGAAAATGCAGAATGGATTTTAACTAATCAAGGTTGGAAAGCAGTTCATCAGGAACGCGCTAGAAGAATGCTAAAAGAAGCTTCTAGTAACGACATTGAAGAAGTTGCTTTGAAAATCTTTGAAAACTACATCTCTAAACTTTAAATAATATAAATAAAAGAAATAAAGGAGTAATCTAATATGACAAAGTCATTAACTGAAGCTGCAAGAGCAGTCCTAATGAAGGAAGAAACCGCTCTAGCTGCTACATTAAAGCCAGGCTCAAAGTCAGTAGACCCATCACAGACACTAGGTTCTGCTACAAAGCTTGCTGATCCAGTAATTCAACCAAACGGCGCTGATGGTTCAAATCTTGGCGCTGCGGCTGCTGCTGGTATTAAAACAGACACATCTGTTAAGAAAGCCACAAAGCCTGAACCAATGAAGAAGAAGGCCGAAGTAATGGAAGAAGATGTTGAAGAAACATCTGAAGTTGTTGCTGAAGAAGCTGCTGAAGAAATCAACGAAGATGAAGTTGAACTATCAGAAGAACTAGAATCATTTATCGACCAGTGTCTTGAAGAAGGTATGGACGAAGATCAAATTGCTGCTGCAATTGAAGAAAACTTCGAATTTGTAACTGAAGAGTCAGAAGCAGAATCAGAAGAAAATGTAATGGAAAATTACGAAGTGGACATGTCCGAACATGTTGACGCTCTTCTAGCTGGCGAAGAACTATCAGAAGAATTCCGTGCTAAAGCTACAGCCATTTTTGAAGCCGCTGTTAAGCAGAAGGTTGCAGAAGAAGTTGCCGTTCTTGAAGAAGCATTTGCTGCTACTCTTGAAGAAGAAGTTGGCCGTATTGAAGAAGAACTTTCAACAAATGTTGATGACTACCTCAATTATGTTGTTGAACAGTGGACATCAGAAAACGAAGTTGCTATCGAAGCAAGTCTTCGTTCCGAATTAACCGAAGAATTTATCTCTGGTCTCCGTAACCTATTCGTTGAACACTACATTGATATTCCTGAAGAAGCAGTATCAGTTGTAGAAGAAATGGGTAACAAAGTTGCCGAACTAGAAGAAAAACTAAATGAGGAAATTGAGCGTAGTGTAGCACTAAGCAAGATGCTCAACGAATCTAAGTCTAATGAAATTTTACTTAATGCTTGTGATGGATTGACAGATACACAGGCAGAGAAGTTGAAATCTCTTGCTGAAGGAATCGAGTACGCTGATGCAAACGAATACGCTCAGAAGGTTTCTATTCTTAAGGAAAACTATTTCTCAACATCAGTTAAGTCCGATAAGGTTCTTGATGCTGCTGAATCATCAACAGATGGTAAAAGCATGATTTCAGAAGAACTACACGGTCCGATGGCTGCATATGTTAGATCACTTGGTAAGACAGCACCAAGATAACGAAATTATAAATATTAGAAAAGTAAGACTTTAAAGGAGAATACTAAAATGTATCTTACAGAACAATTAGAACAGAAGTGGGCACCAGTGCTTGACCATGCCGGTGCAAATCCAATCAAGGATTCTTACCGTCGTGCAGTTACAGCCCTTGTCCTAGAAAACCAGGAAAAGGCTATGGCTGAAGAGCGTGGCATTCTTAACGAAGTTGCTACAAACTCTGCTGGTGTAAGTGGTCAGACATATGCTGGTTTCTCTGGCGGCGCTGCTGCTGCAGGCCCAGTTGCTGGTTACGATCCAATCCTAATCAGCTTGGTTCGTCGCGCTCTTCCAAACCTAATGGCTTATGACATTGCAGGCGTTCAGCCAATGACTGGTCCAACAGGACTTATCTTTGCAATGCGCTCACGCCGTGGTGATAACCGCACAACAAACGAAACATTCTTTGATGAAGTTATCACAAGCTTCACATCACAGAACGCAGCTGGCACACTAACTGGAACTGGTTCACACACCGGTACAAACCCAGTTGTTGATACATCAGATTCTACACAGTACACAACTGGTAAAGGTATGACAACAGCACAAGCCGAAGCTCTAGGCGACACAGGCAATGCCTTCGCTGAAATGAACTTCAGCATTGAAAAGGTAACTGTAACTGCTCGTAGCCGTGCGCTAAAGGCAGAGTACACAATGGAACTTGCTCAGGATCTTAAGGCTGTTCACGGTCTAGACGCTGAGACAGAACTTGCAAACATTCTTTCAACAGAAATTCTCGCTGAAATCAACCGCGAAGTTGTAAGAACTGTTTACCGTTCAGCCGTTGTTGGCGCTCAGTACGGTGTAACAACCGCTGGTACATTCGATCTTGACACAGACTCAAACGGCCGTTGGTCAGTTGAAAAGTTCAAGGGTCTTGTATTCCAGATTGAACGCGAATGCAACGCGATTGCCAAGGGTACTCGTCGTGGTAAGGGTAACATTCTGATCGTTTCTTCAGATGTTGCATCCGCTCTTGCTATGGCTGGTGTTCTTGATTACACACCTGCTCTTAATGTTAACCTAACAGTTGACGATACTGGCAACACATTCGCTGGTACAATGCACGGCCGCGTTAAGGTCTACATCGACCCATACTTCGGCGGTTCATCAAACGGTGACGAACTATGTACAGTTGGTTATAAGGGTACTTCACCTTATGACGCTGGTCTATTCTACTGCCCATATGTACCTCTCCAGATGGTTCGCGCTATCGGTCAGGACACCTTCCAGCCAAAGATCGGCTTCAAGACTCGTTATGGAATGGTAGCTAATCCATTCGCTAAGGGTCTAAATGCTCTTACAGACCTTGGCGACACAATCACAGATACAGTTCGTGCTAACCAGTACTACCGTATCTTCCGCGTTCGCAATCTTACCTAATAATAAGAAGAAACGCAGTAACAACTTGGGCGGTGGCAACACCGCCCTTTTTGTTTATATAAATATTATCAGAGGTATCAAATGACAACAGAATCATTCATCACTAAGACTCCAGAAAATACAAGTTTGCTACAGGCAACTAAGTACACATTCACTGTACCTAATCTTCCATTTGCAAAGTACTTTTGCCAGTCTGTTGTTATGCCGGGAGTATCAACTGGCGCTGTAACTGTATCGAGTCCATTTTCTGATACATTTCGTCATGGTGTTAAGCTAACATATGAAGAGCTTAGAATTACATTTATAGTTGATGAAGACTTAAGAGCATGGCAAGAAACATACAACTGGCTTAGAGGTGTGGCTCGTCCAACCAAACATGAAGAATATATCAAACACTTTGATTCCAAAGCATCTATCTACTACGATGGTATTTTGACGATCAATACAAATTCTAATTTACCTAATGTTCGTTTCAAATTTAAAGACTGTCATCCTGTCAGTCTCAGTGGTATAACATTCAATACGGCCGATTCTGCTGATAATACTATCACAGCCGATCTTGGTATCAGATATGATTATTTTGATATTGAAAGATTGTAGTTGACATTTACCTAAAAGTGTAGTATAGTAATATACATTTTTTGTAATGGAGATAGAATGAAACCGCCAGTGAATATAGAACTGCTTATGGAAGAGTGGATCAAAGATGTTTCTTTTGATGAAACTGAACCACAGAAGGCCATGGCAAATATATCAAAGCTTCACGCCAAGTATTTGCGTATCCTTACGCATCACAACCTTTTAGCCAAGAAATTGCAGGCCGATTATAATTCACGGCGTAAGATCAAGTGGGAATACTACTCTGGCGATCTAAACAATCCAGAAGACCTTGAAAGGTATGGTCTGGAACCGATGATGAAGAAGGTACTCAGAGCGGATTTACAACACTATCTTGATTCTGATACTGAACTAAATAACACACTACTGAAAAAAGTTATGCATGAAGAGATTGTAGACTTCTGTAAGAGTGTCCTGAAAGAACTTAATAACAGGACATGGCAGCTTAAGTCATTCATGGATTGGGAAAAGTTTATAGGTGGACAGTAAAATTATTATTAGAAATGTGAACGAAGCCTATGTTGGCATTGTCTGTGAAGATGGTGTAGCATATGAGCTTCGTGAAAACTTTACATTCCAAGTGCCAGGGTATCAGTTTACTCCTCAATACAAGGCACGACTTTGGGATGGAAAAATAAGACTATTTGATATCCGAACGAAACAACTCTATCGCGGTCTAGTGCCATACATAGCTAAGTTTTGTGAGGAAAGAAACTACGAATGGGATTATGAAAATGAGGACTTCGATGAAGAGTTCTCATTAGCGGAAGCAAAAGAATTTGTAGAGAAATTAAGGCCGAAACATGCTCCAAGAGATTATCAGTTGGATGCATTTGTTCACGCAATTCGTACACGAAGGTCTTTACTTCTTAGCCCCACTGCAAGTGGTAAGTCTCTTATTATTTATCTTCTATCTCGTTTTCTCAAACATAGAGGGTTGAAGAGAGGTCTTATCATTGTTCCTACTGTTTCTTTGGTGGAACAATTAGCAGGCGACTTTAAAGAGTATAGCGAAACGAATGGTTGGGACGTTGCTGCAAACATACATAAAGTTTATCAGGGTCAGGACAAGGATACAGACAAGTTCCTGACAATTTCAACTTGGCAGTCTTTATACAAGATGCCCAAGAAGTGGTTTGCACAATTTGATTTTGTAATTGGAGACGAAGCACATCAGTTCAAGGCCAAATCTCTAACAGATATTATGACAGGACTCTCTAATGCAAAGTACAGAATTGGAACGACTGGAACCCTTGACGGTACAAAGACCCATCGCTTGGTACTTGAAGGCCTTTTTGGATCGGTCAGAAAAGTTATTACCACAAAAGAACTTATGGATGCAAAGCACTTGGCTGAGTTCAACATCAAGTGTCTTCTTCTCAGACATGGTGAATCAATCTGTCAGGCAAGTAAGACTTTCACCTATCAGCAAGAAATTGAATACTTGGTACTTAATGAGTCCCGTAACAGGTTCATTAGCAATCTTGCGGTATCCCTCGACGGAAATACCCTCGTCTTATTCCAATATGTTGACAAGCACGGAAGAATACTCCATGACATTATCTCCAAGAAAGTTGGATCAGATAGAAAAGTCTTTTTTGTAAGTGGTGAAACAGATGTGGACATACGCGAAGAAGTTCGTAAGATCGTTGAGTCGGAAACAAACGCTATTATTGTGGCTAGTTTTGGTACTTTTAGCACTGGAATCAATATTAGAAATCTCCATAACATTATATTTGCTAGCCCGTCTAAGTCTCGGATAAGAAATCTACAGTCTATCGGCCGTGGACTTAGAAAGTCTGATACAAAAGAATCAGCACAGTTGTTTGACATTGCAGATGACATGCGATACAAGAAACATGAGAATTACACTTTAAAGCATTTTGCGGAACGACTCAAAGTATATACGGAAGAAAAGTTCAACTTCAAAATTTATAAGATTGAGTTAAAAGGATAAAAACAATGGAATCAGAGATTCAGTTTCTAAGACTAAAAAGTGGCGAAGATTTAATAACAGAAGTTCAAGAAACTGATAAGACTATGGTTCTTATTAATCCTTGCAAGATACTTTACTTGAAAGGAAGCAAGAGTGGATTCCTTTCTATCTCTCTTATGCAATGGGTATTTTCCAAGATTTCTTTAGATCAAATATTTGAGATAGATAAGAGTGAAGTTCTTTTTAGGACACTACCAGCTGAAGGAATGGTCGATCATTACTGGAACTCAGTCGAACACTTTCTGAGCGCCGAATCAAAAGATAACATCGAATATGATGATCCTATGTCGGATGAATCATATGAGGAAAAACTTGAAATGCTTAAAGAACTACTTGGAAATAAAGATGATAAAGGAAGCTTACACTGATGGTAAACGATAAAAACATATACCTTGATCTTGAAGATGAAGATGACTTCGGATTTACATTTGCTGATGAGAATGATATTGTTGAGGAAAACATAGAGTATTCTTCTCTTCAGGAAGAAGTAGACGATCTAAAAAAGAGATTGTCTGCTGTTAATAAAATCTTTATGCCTCTATTGGAAAATCTAGCTAAAGATCCTGATAAGCCTATGATCAAATGGCCAAATCGTAAAGAACAGATTGATAAGCAGATTAAAAAGCTTAAGTCTCTAACTACCATTTAAAGTTATTCATATGATGGCTGACATAGCCTTTATACCACGCTGTCAAGCATTTGTCAATAGAAAAGTGAGATTGAATGAAAAAAGTTACAGTACACTATGTAGACAATAAGAAGTTCTACGAAGAAATCCTAAAATACAGAGAGA